CCGACGCGGCGCGCATGCTCTCGGTCGTCGCGACACCAGGTTTCTCCGACCACGATGTCATGCTGGCCGTCACGACTCTGTCGTTCGACATCGCGACCGCCGAGATCTTCCTGCCATTGACGTCAGGCGGACGGCTTGTTGTGGCTCCCACTGACGTTGTGGCGGATGGAACACGATTGGCTGAATTGGTCGACCGATCGGGGGCAACATTCCTTCAGCCGACACCGGTGACGTGGCAAATGCTGCTCGAGGCGGGGTGGAGGGGACGCTCACAGCTCAAGATGATCTCGACAGGTGAGCCACTGTCGGCCGAATTGGCGCGCCGCCTGTTGCCGATGGGAGCCAGCTTGTGGAACCTCTATGGACCTACCGAGACTGCCATCTGGTCGACCGGTTGCCAGGTCAACTCGGACGCACCTATTACCATCGGCAGGCCTGTCGCAAACACACAGACATATGTGCTCGATTCGCTTCAGCAACCCGAAGTCCGACCTGATCGTTCGCGACAGTCTGGCGGCGGCGTTGCGGGAACGGCTGGATATCGATTTCATCAATCCAGCGAAGACGGCGAGCACTGGCGTCTCACCGGCTTCGATCACCAACGGCGCCGCGACGGTGGTGTCGTCGGGCGACACCGCCGACGATATCCGGCTCGACATCCGGTCGCTCTATGCCAAATTCTCCGCGGCTAATAATCCGGTATCGAGCGGCGTCTGGATCATGTCATCGAACAATGCGGTGGCATTGGCGATGATGACTAACCCGCTGGGACAGGCTGAGTTCAACGGCATGACCATGACCGGCGGCACACTCAACGGCATGCCGGTGATCGCCAGCGATTACATCACCAAGGCGATGAACATCGTCGTGCTGGTCAACGCCTCCGACATCTTCGTGGCGGATGACGGCGACATCGCAATCGATGCCAGCCGCGAGGCTTCGCTCGAAATGTCGGATGCGCCTACGGGCGACTCCATCACGCCGACCGGCACCTCGTTGGTCAGCATGTTCCAGACCAACACCGTGGCAATTCGGGCCGAACGCATCATCAACTGGATACGCGGACGGTCGCAATCGGTTGCTTATCTGACCAGTGCGGACTGGGGCGGCCCGGTTCACACGGCGTAATCCTGACCTCGGGGGCGGGCATTCTTCCCGCCCCCACCTTTTTGCGGAGAAGGTTGCTCAATGGCCAAGACCATCACCCGATTGAATGTATACATCGGCTATGGCGCGTCGCTGTCGGGATCGATCGATTGCGGCGACGGCTATATCGTCGGGCTCGTCATGCCGGATGTCTGGACCCAGGCGCAGGTGTCGATCCAGGTCTCGATGAACAACACCGAATTTTTTGACCTGTTCGACTTCGACCTTGAAACCAGGACGACCGCAAAGGAAGTCGTTTTCAACGTCCCACCGCCCGGCACGATGGTGGCGATCAATCCCAACACGCTGCTGATGGCGCAGTATATCAAGCTGCGAAGCGGTACGCGGGACGCGCCGATAGACCAGGAGAAAACCTGCATGTTCACCCTTCTCACCGTCGATACCGTGTCATGACGCGCAAATTGATCGCTGAGAGAAACCACAAGTATGGCACCAGGCGGCTGGTCGCCGGCGACGAATACGAGGCGACCGACATGCACGCCAAGGTTCTGGTTGGCATCCGCAAGGCACGCTACGCGCCCTCGCTTGAGCAGGCGGCGCCGGTGAAGCATGTGGAGAAGGCCGAGACCCACGCCCAGCCGCAAGCTGTCGATCACGATCTCGATCGTCTGCGCACTGAGGCAAAACGACTTGGCATAGAGGTCGACGGCCGCTGGGGCGACATCCGGCTCCGGCATGAGATTATGCAGGCAAGGTCGGTATCGCAAGGGCGAACCGGGAAATGAGGATCTTCGGCCTGCCCGTTCCGTTCACCGGCGAACGCAAGGCGCTCAACCAGGTGCCGGCAGGCTCGGGCGGCTGGTATCCGATCATTCGCGAACCGTTTAGTGGCGCCTGGCAGCGCAACATGGAGGTGAACGTTGATACCGCGGCGAGCTTCCATGCCGACTTTGCCTGCAAAACCCTGATCGCGCGCGACATCGCCAAGCTGCGGCTGAAGCTGGTCGAGAAGGACGCCGACGACATCTGGACCGAGACCACCAACCCGGCGTTCTCTCCGGTGCTGCGGCGGCCGAACCTGTACCAGACCCACAATCAATTCTGGGAAGCCTGGGTGCTGTCGAAGCTGTCGCGCGGCAATGCCTATGTGCTCAAGGAGCGCGATAATCGAAACGTGGTGACCGCGCTGCACGTGCTCGATCCGACCCGGGTACAGCCGCTGGTGGCCGACGACGGTGCGGTGTTCTACCGGCTGTCCAGCGACAACCTGGCCGGCATCGGTGAGCTGGTCGTGCCGGCGCGCGAGATCATTCACGACCGCATGAACTGCCTGTTTCACCCGCTGGTCGGAACGCCGCCGGTGTTTGCGAGCGGCCTGGCCTCGATGCTCGGGCTGAACGCGCAGAAGGCCAGCGCGCTATTGTTCGAGAATTCGTCGATGCCTGGCGGCATTATCACCGCTCCAGACGAGATGAGCGACGAGCAAAGGGTGCGGTTCAAGGCCGAATGGGAACAAAACTTTTCCAGGATCAACCTCGGCCGCGTCGCGGTGATGGGTGGCGGGCTGAAGTACGAACCGATCGCAATGACCCACGTCGAGGGCCAGATGATCGAGAACCTGAAATGGAGCGCAGAGGTGGTGTGCAGTGTCTACCATGTGCCGCCGTATAAAGTCGGCGTCGGCGCATTGCCTTCCTACAACAACGTTCAGGCATTAAACGTCGAGTACTATTCGCAGGCGCTACAGAGCCACATCGAGGAAATCGAGGAACTGCTTGACCACGCGCTCGGCATCGGCTGGGGCGTCGGCCTCGGCACCGAGTTCGACACCGAAAACCTGTTGCGGATGGATAGCGTGACGCAGATAACCGCAATCCAGCAAGCGGTCGGCGCCGGGGTGATGGCGCCCAACGAGGGCCGCAGCAAACTCGATCTCAAGCCGGTCGACGGCGGCGAGTCGCCCTATTTGCAGCAACAGAACTATTCGTTGGCTGCGCTGGCCAAGCGCGACGCCCAGGATGATCCGTTCAAGCCGAACACTCCGGCATTGGCTGCACCAACAGAGCAGCCGGTCGCGGAGAAGCCCGCCGCTGATCCGCCCAAGGAAGAAGTCAAGGCCATCGATATCGACCGGGTCACCAAGCTATACGCGAGGGCTGCGTGATGGATCTGCAAGAAGCATTTGATCGTGGTTTCGAGGTGGTGAAAACCTACGTCGATGCCGAACTCGCGGCTGCCGCCATGTTGCCGCCCGAACTCGCTGTTGAGGTCGCGAAAGCGGTGCGGACATTGCACGAAGCGCCAGAGATGATTGAACGCAGCGAACCCGCGGCGCCGCCAAAAGTCGTCCGCATCGAGCGCGATGATGACGGCAACCTGGTGCCGATCTACGACGAGCCCCGGCCCGCTGTTGCGGTGCCGCAGCCGTGATCATTGTGCTGTCGGAGCAGGCCAGCAATATTATGCTCAACGTATTGTCCGGCCTGATGGATGGCGGCTCGATCGAACTGTTGTCGGACGATGACCGCAGGCTCGCCGTGCTGAAATTGTCCGATCCGGCAACGGAGGAAGCATCCGGCCGCGAGATCGCATTCAACAGGATCATGGAAGAGGATGCCGCGCTGGCACAAGGCAATGCGGCCAACGCGCGGGTTCTCAGCAGTGACGGCAGCGAAGTATTTCACTGCGATGTCGGCGACGAAAATTCCGACGCCACGATCAAGCTCAACACCACCAGGATATTCCGCGGCGGCCCGGTGCGGCTGACCTCGTTCCGGCTGGCGTTCTGAGGGAGGCTAACTTGGCCACATACACGAAGTACGACACCGCGATCGAGAAGCTCTGCAACAAGCTGATCGATGCGTTCGGCACTACAGACACCTGGAAGGCCGTGATCCATACCGACGCGCCGGTCACTGCTACAGACAGCACGCTGACCGACTTGACCCAGATTGCCGGGAGCAACGGCTACACGACGGGCGGCACCAGCATCACGTTCAACTCGACGCGAACCGGCGGCACGATTACCTCGACCGGCACCGACGTGGTCTGGACGGCCAGCGGCGGCAATCTCGGTGCTAGCACGACCGGGCGGTATATATCGGTCTATGATGATACTTCCGCTGCCGACGATCTCTGGTGCAGCTGGGATTATGGGTCGGCGTTCACGGTCGCTGACGGCGAAACTCTAACGCTCGACTTTGGCGCGAACATTTGGACCATGACGTGAAACTACAGCCGCGGCCGGCAATGCAGGTGCTGGCCTGCAAGCGCTATCCGGTTGCTAAGTTGAAGGGCCTGATCCCGCAAAAATATATCGAGGCGCTGGAGCAGAACCAGATGCTGCGATCGTGCTGTCGCCATCCTGAGAACCACGAGATCGAGGCATGGAAATCGCGGGCCGAGGAAGCGGCGCCGGATGTGTACATCTTCCACTGTTCGTGCGGACGCAAACACAGACGGTTCTGTGTCGGTGGCGGTGACGAGAGGCCATTTTGGGAGATCGGGTGAATGTGCCGTGTAATGGTTGTCGTTTATGCTGTCGCATGATGACGCCTCTACGCCCAGAGATGGGTGACGATCTGGCGTCGTACCAAACAGCCATGTGCTACACGCCGGGCCAGTTGCCGTACATGATCCTCGACCGCCACGCTAACGGTGACTGCATCTATCTCGGCGAGCACGGCTGTACGATCTGGGATCGCGCGCCTTATGAATGCCGCATGTTCGATTGCCGCGACTACTTCAAGAATAAGACCCGGAACGAGCGCCGTGATCTGATGAAGCGGGATACCGCGGCCAAGCCGTTGTTCGACCGGGCGAAGGAGTTGCTGCGCTAATGGCGCTTCCGGTAGCCATTTCGGGCATCTCGACGGCGGTCGCGCCGGTCGGGCCGTTTAAGTCGAGTGGCGGTGCCTACTATTTCTTCGGGCGCGACGGCACCACCGCGACCACGCTGCAATCCTACAAGGCGTTGAACGCGGCTGCGGTGATCGCACCGGGGGGTGCGGGTAATCAGAATTTAGGTGACATTACTGGTCAGTCATCGATCGGACAAACATGGACGCATGACGGATCAACTGTTACTTCTGTCCGTGTCCATATCTGGAAGGTTGGTGCTCCGACCGATACTGTCAACGCTGAAATCTATGCAACGTCTGCCGGATTGCCTGTCGGCACGGCGCTTTTCACTTCGACAAATACGGTTTCCGGGGCGTCGCTTGGTACGGTTTCGGGAGGGCAGCCTGTTTCTGTTTTCAGTTTTTCCGGCGTCACTACGCTTGCCGCATCGACGATGTATGCACTTGTGATCAATCGTAGCAGTGCAGTCGATGCGTCGAATTATTATCGATGGGGTGGCGATGCCGCAGATACGTATGCTGGGGGCACCACCCTCAGAAAAGGTACGAGTATTCCAAATTGGAGCGTATCATCTGGTACTGATCGTGATGTCACGATCATCAGCGCATCGAGTGATACTGCGCCCGAAACTGCGTGGTCATCCATCGCGACCAAGACCGGCTTCACCACCGCGATTCTGAACCTCGCCGCGTACCAGGTCGGCAACGTCATTCACATGCTGGTGCAGGACGGCACGGGCCCAGCAACGTTGGTGGCGACGAAATATCTTTCGTTCAACATGTCCACCGACACGTTTCTGGCGACGACGGAAACGGTCTCGGCAGCATCGATCCTCACCGGCACCGCAGCATCAGGCTGGGGCTGCTCACTGGTCGTGCGGTCCAACGGCAACGTGGTCTGCTTCTACAACGGTGTGCAGACCAAGGTCTCGACAAACTGGTCCCGTGTCTATTACCGGGTACGCACAGGTGTAGCTACATTCGCCGCTGCCGAGGCTATGGTCGATGCCGGGTTGGGTGTTAACAACACCGCTCCCATTGCCGTGCTTGGTTCATCCGATCGCACGCATCTGTTGTTCTTCAACGGCACCAATACGCTTCAGAGACATCTGACCAGCGCCAACGTGTTGGGAACGGTGGCGTCAACTGGTGCGACGGCGGCTGCATTGGATGTCTGCACATTCGGTGCCACCAGTCATGTCGGTTTTACACCGGCTCAAACGTTTCGCTGGACTAGCGCGGACAATCCGACTGTCACCGCCGCCAGTGTGACATTCGGCACGCCGACCAGGACAGTCAATGACGGCGCGGATGTTCACGCACTGTACCAGAACAGCGCCGATAGCGACCTGTATGTCAAGAAATCGACGGATAGTGGCGCGACGTTCGGGACCGGCACTAATGTATTTACCGCTACGGTCACCGCAGCAGATGCCAACGTTTCGAAAAATCAAACGGCTTATCAGCGCGGTTCGAGTATCGTTTTTCCTTACATCGTCAACGATAACGCTACGCTGAAATACAACGAGGCTGTTATTCGATCCACGGCAGTGGCGGCGACAGCCCCGCCGGTTTTCCAGTCGCCGCGCAAAGTTTTCGCCTTCAGTGGAAGAGCCAGATGAGTCGTATCTACGCGGTGCCGTTCAATGGCACCATCACGGCAGCGGGGACCGATACCGACATCTGGTCGTTCCAGGCAGCGGCCAACAAGCCGATTTGCCTGCGCGCCTTCACGCTTGGGCAAACATCGGAAATTGGCGATGCGATGGAGGAGAACCTTCGCATCACGGTGCGGAGAATCACGACTTCATATGCGGTTGGTTCGGGCGGCAGTTCGGTGACGGCGGCGGCAACCACAGCGTCGTCCGCAGATACGGCATGGTCGTTCACGGCGCGAACCAACGACACCACGGTGGCAACCGGGACATCGCAAGTCCTTGACGAGTTCGGTTGGAACGAGCGCAACACGCCATATGAACACTGGTATCCCGACAACATCTTCGCGCCATCGGCAGTCAACGGTCAGGGATTGGTGATCAGGTGCGAGACCACGCTGCTCGATGACATGACGTTTTCAGGAACGGCCTGGATCGAAGAAGAGGGCTAAGTGCCGGTCTTTCTCAGGTACAGACCGCAAGTCAAGCCGCATAGAAGGTGGTTACCGCCTGGCCGGGCCGCGGCGGCATTAGTTAATAAAACAGTCGTTGCTGATGCCGGTTCGTACAGTCTTGCCGGCGCAACGACGACTGCGGTTCTGCATAAGTGGAAGGTCGACGCCACAACGGCTGCGAGCTACGCGCTTACTGGCGCGGCAACAACCAGCCTATTACACGCCTACAAGCCGGCGGCGGTTGCGGGCAGTTACGCCTTAGCCGGCGCGGCCACTACCAACGTTCTGCACAAGTGGACAGTCTCGGCAGGCACTGCGTCGTACGCGCTGACGGGCAACGATGTTGCGTTGACGAGGCTGACGAACAAGTCGCTGGTGGCTGGTACTGCCAGCTATGCCATCACTGGGACGGCGGCGTCTGTTCTGCATCGGTGGAAGCCTGTGGCTGCGGCGGGCAGCTACAGCCTCACAGGCTCTGATGTTGGCGTCCGGCAT